TTGTGATCACAAGCTGTAAATTTCTGGTAGTAAACAAATAGTTTAACATCGAACTAGTTTTGCTGGCAGATAGTTTAACGTTAAACTACTTTCAGTAAATATAGTTTAGTATTAAACTACTTGTATATCCAGGATTACTTATATAAGAGATTTCTTATGGACAACAAGGTCTTAACGCAGGGGAGGGGGCGTGGGCCAGGGCGGGGGTGTACGCTATATGTATATGACCACTGACAGAGGGGGGGAAAACAGGACTGTTAACCACATTTGGAAATTTATGGTTTACAAGTATTACAGGTTGAGTGACTTTTAGAAATTCTTGTAACACTTCAGTAACACAAATGAAATAAACTGTAACAATTCGTGATTACTTTTTCTTAAATAAAGGGGTTGACAAAAGGGCGGGTATCTATATAATTATACTTATAGTATATACCTACAGTATCTAACGGTATATACCAATAGTAATTACCTAACAGTAGTACTGTTAGTAGATACTAGTAGTCTTATACTTCTTATACTTATAATACTTATAGAACTACTAGTAATAACTAACAGTATGTACTATTAGTTGCTTATTACTATCTAAGTAAAATAATAATTTTAGATGTATCTCCTATCTCTGCATTTAGTCCTTGACAGATGGCAGCTAATAGATACAACTAGTGGTGCATTGGTTTAAAGAGAAATGGCTAAAAGAGTAAAGTACTACCAATCTGATGAAGTAATAGAAGAGTTCTATAAAGCTTTAGCTAAAGGTAACGATAAAGTACTCAGAAGAGTTCACATACCTCACAGTTCTGTCTTCTATGCTAGAGAAGCTTACTATCAGTATTCAGGTGACTGGATATCTTTAGATAGAATGGAAAGGTCTATGTACCTAGAAGGTATGATAAGTAGGTACAATGTGTTTGAACCTGAAAGAAAAAGAGATTGGGAATAAAGATGGCTAATACTGTTTTGGATGACTGGAAGGTACTTCCTAGACTTATGATGCTAGCTGTTACTGTATTGACTTACCAGGCAGTACACTGGTTTATGTCACTACCAGATCCAAGCGTTGCACAGTCAGGACTTGTATCAGTCTGTATGGGTGCTTTAACTGGTTGCTTCGGCATATGGATGGGCAAAGAATCTAAGACTACAGTAACCCCAACACGTGTAGTTCACGAAGAGAGTTATAACAAATGATAGGACAGATCATAGGTGCTGTAGGTGGACTAGCTTCTACTTATCTTGATGGTAAGGTAGCAGTCTCTAAGGCTAATGCAGAGATACGAGTTAAGCAAGCAACTGGTGAGCTTGACTGGGACATAGCTGCGATGGACAGCACTAAGAATAGCTGGAAAGACGAGTGGATTACCTTACTATTTAGTATTCCTCTCATACTTGCATTTTGTGGAGAGTGGGGCAACTCGATTGTACAGGCAGGTTTTACATCACTTGAAGCTATGCCTACGTGGTATCAGTATTCATTAGGTGGTATCGTAAGTGCTAGCATTGGTATGAGATCAGTATCTAAGTTTTTCACAGGGAAGAAGTAATGACATTTAAACTTTCAGGCCGCAGCTTATCTAAAATGGATGGAGTAGATGAAAGTCTAGTATCTGTAGTGAAACGTGCTATTGAACTGACTAAGGTAGACTTTGGTGTAGTGTACGGTATGCGTACAGTAGAAGAGCAGAAGAAGCTTGTAGCTGCAGGTAAGTCCCAGACTATGAAGTCCAAACACCTAGAGGGTAGAGCAGTCGATCTCATGGCCTATGTGGATGGTAAAGGTTGCTGGGAGTTGAACGTATATGATGACCTCTGTGACGCAATGAAAGAAGCTGCTAAAGAACTTGGTGTAGCAATCAAGTGGGGTGCTGCATGGTCTGAAGGTGATATTAGGGACTATCCAGGTACGTCTGAAGATGCTATGATGGCTTATGTAGACCTAAGGCGCTCCCAAGGAAGAAGACCTTTTATTGATGGCCCTCATTTTGAGTTGATGTAACTATGGCAATACCTGACAGAATAAAATCAACTATGGAAAGGGAAGGTCTCTCAGGGGTTAATAAACCTAAGAGAACACCTAAGCATCCCACCAAGTCTCACGTTGTTATGGCTTCTGAGGGTGGTAAGTATAAGCTAATTAGATTTGGTCAGCAGGGTGTAAAGACAAACCAAACAGCTGGCCAGAGGGAAGCCTTCAAGTCCAGACACTCAAAGAATATCAAGCGAGGTAAACTCTCAGCCGCTTACTGGGCTGATAAGGTTAAGTGGAGTCCCTCTAAAACTAAGTCAAGCTCTAAGAAGTGGGTAAAAGGATCATGATGAAAGTAGGCTTAATGCTTGGGGGCGGAACCCCTGAGGTAGACCCAAAGAATAAAGAACGTGCTCAAGAGTACTGGATGTATGGTGCCTCAGAGGAGGATCTGGCTAAGGCCTGGGGTAAAGAGCTTGAGTATGCTAAGTTAAAAAAGTGTGGTAACTGCCATTACTTCAACAACACGGCCAGAACCCTTAAGGCTTTAGACGCTGAGTCAGGTATGGGCGCTTGCATGAAGTTCAAGTTCATGTGTTCTCAGGATGCTTCTTGTCAGGCTTGGGACAGCAACGACATGGGTTTTGATGTAGACGAAGAAGATAAGATGTGATGTGGATGGCTCTTGTTCTTGCTTGTTCTAGTGAGTCTGCATTTTCGTGTCAGGTCATGGCTAACTCAAAAGAATTATTTAACACAGAGCAAGAGTGTAAGGTTGACTCTTACAATATGTCCTCCTACTTAATGTCTAAAGGAGCCTTTGCCTTACCTATATGTATCGAAGTTGGAGTAAACACTTAATGCAACAGAAAAAGAAATCCACTGTAAATGCAGCTAATAACTACACCAAACCTACAATGCGTAAGAACCTTGTCGCAAAAGTTAAGGCGGGTGGAAAAGGCGGTAAGCCTGGACAATGGTCAGCAAGAAAAGCACAGATGGTTGCAAAGCAATACAAAGCTAAGGGCGGAGGGTACACCTCATGAAGGACCCCCAGAAGTCTCTAAAGAATTGGACAAAGCAGAAGTGGCGTACAAAGAGTGGAAAGCCTAGTGCTAAGACTGGTGAGAGATACCTCCCAGAGAAAGCTATTAAGTCTTTATCTCCTTCTGAGTACGCAGCTACAACAAAAGCTAAGAGAGAAGGGACTGCTAAAGGCAAGCAGTTCGTTAAACAACCTAAAAAGATATCAGATAAAGTAAAACCATTCAGAGCAGCAAAAGGTACACTAGCAATGAAAACTCCTATGAACGCAGGGATGAAAGCCCTTAAGAAGAAAGCACCAGCAGTGGCCAAGAAGATGGGCTACTCAAAGGGTGGAATGAAGAAAACAATGGGTTACAAAGCAGGTGGCGTAGTACAAGCCAAGTGTGGCGCATCGTATAAGGGCTAATCAAAATGTTTAAGTTTTTAATTAAGATTGGTAAAGAGATCTTCGGAACCAATAGTAAACGTATTGCTGATGGCCTAGCAAGACAAGGTGGCACACGTATCCCTAAAAGTAAGTTACCAAAAAATGCAACAGTTAAGAAAGCACCTACAGTAGCTCAACCCAAGTCACCCAGTACTGGTCAGTTTAGAAGAAGCCAGCCACCAGCTGCTCGTGCCAACACTGCCCCAGCTGCACCTAGAACAGCACCTAAGTCACCTACAGCACCTAAGTCAGGTAATAAACCTAGGGTTCCTTCCAGGGTTACAAAACCAAAACCAAGTACAAGTGTAGCTCAACCTAGGTCTCCCCGTTCAAATAGTAATAGCTCTGGTGGTCCACGTCCTATGAAAGATATCACACCCAACAAGAATGCGCCGGGTAGACCAAGTGGTTCTCGTATTGTAGGTATGAACCCTAAAGCCATGCGAGCCCCAAATACAAAACTCGGTGCACTCGACACAGCTAAACCTGAGGTAGTGGTTGCTCCTTCTGATGACAAGAAACCAAAAACTAAGAAGCCACCATTGAAGAAGACTACAAAGAAACAGAGTGACGCAAACAAGAAGGCAGCAGAGACTAAGAAGAATGCGCCTACTAAGACTGCCCCTAAGAAGTCACCTAGACCCAAGCAACGTCCAGCAGCAGGTCCAGTTACTAACGAGTCTTTTGGTAAGGCATTTGCTAGAAACCGTAAGTCTGGTAATGCTACTTTTACTTGGAAAGATAAGAAGTACACGACTCGGTACAAGGAAGAGTCCATTGCTCAACACAAGAAGAAGTTTGGTGTAGAGGGTAAGTATTGATCATGTTTAAAATTGAAGGTGACAAAGTTCTTGGTCCTCGTGGTGATGTCTTAGCTGAGAAAGTACAGGGGGAGTGGCAAACTAAAGATGCTGCTGTCTTAGACTTTTTAGCAGGGGAAAACAAACCAAAGAAGAAAACAAAACCTAAAGCTAAGGCTACTCCTGATCCTGTTCTTGAAAGAGCACGGGACGAGAATGGTCACTTCATTGCTGATGATCCAGACACTGAGGTAAATGAAGCTTGGGTAGTTAAGACAGTAAAGAAGGTAATTAAAAAGTAATGTCGGTGTTTAACCAAGGCAAACCTTCACGTATGCGTTCCGTGTACGGACACAACACAGGCACTAGCCTTGAGGTTGTGTATACATGCCCTGCCAACTGTACAGCCGAGGTTACCTTTATTCACGTAGTTAATGGCGCAACAAGTGGCAGTGTTAACGTAGATATAGAATGGTACGTAGCGGCAGACTCCTATACGTCACACTTCCTACACGGTAAGAGTATAGGCCATAGTGACTACATAACTTTTCCTAACATTGATTTGGTACTACAACCGGGCGACAAGATACAAGTTCAACCTTCTAGCTCCGGTCACCTAGATACTATTATTACTGTAACTGAAACCTTCATCCCAGTAGGGTAATAGCGGGGTTGCATTATTGTCTGTAGTATGATATAACTAAATGTATATAACTAGCTCCAGTTGGTAATCTAGCCAACACGCAAAACTAACTGGAGCATATACAATGTTTAAGAGACTACTTACTACTATTCAAGAAGCACAACAAAGACGAGCAGACTACTTCATCCTTACTCACATGTCTGACCGAGAACTGAAAGACATCGGTATCGGTAGATCAGAAATAAGAGAAAGATTCTATGGCACGACAGCTAACTGAAAAACAACAGAAGTTTCTAGATGTTCTGTTTGATGAAGCCAGAGGCGATCCTGTTAAAGCTAAGAAGCTTGCAGGATACGCTGAAGGCGTGGCTACTGCCCAGATTGTAGCTTCTATTGAGGATGAGATTGTAGATAGAACTAAGAAGTTTATCTCTCAGTCTTCTACCAAAGCAGCCTACACAATGTTTAGTGTTATGGCAGATCCTACCGATCTAGGCGTTAAGGAAAAGATGATGGCTGCTAAAGATATTCTAGACAGAGCAGGGTTTACTAAAACAGATAAGGTAGAAGTTAAAACTTCAGAGCCTCTGTTTATTCTACCTTCTAAGGACACAGATGCCTAAGGTTAAGACCTCAAGAGCTTCAGTAGCAGCATACCCTACAAATGT